AAGATGAGGTCATTGATCTTCCAGATACTCTTGCTGGTGTCAATGGCGATGAAGTCATGGAACCCATTGGTATGGGCGGTCAATTGATATCCCTTCAGTTGGCTAAGGACACTTATGTTAATGCATCTGCATCTGTATCTCTTGCGTCTACAATTTTCGGAACAAAGTCGGTACAGTATATTCAATTATTTAATGATGGTAATTATAAATCAACACCATCAGTATATGTTTCAAAACCAACCAGAGGAAATCAAGCCACTGGTATTGCAACTGCGGTCAATGGTCGGGTAAAGACAGTCAATTTAGATTTTGGTGGAACAAATTATATTCAAATTCCACAAGTAACTTTTACACCGCCAAACAGAACGATAGCAACACAAACAAAGTTTGGAAATAACTCCTTATATCACGCCAATACTCTGGATACGGAACAGTCAAGATTTGAGTTCCCAACAAATATCGACTCTAGAGATACTGAAGATGGGAGATTGTCTTTTAGTATGTGGTTTTATCCAACTACATTTACTCCAAATCCAAGTTATGGTGGAGTTATTTTGTGGTCCGACAGAATAAAAGTATACCATAGAGATTCTGGAACTGTAGTTTTTGCTTCTGGATCTACTGCCATTGAAAATCCAAATCCACTTACATTAAATGCATGGAACTTCATTAGAATTGAACAACATGGTTCTAATGCTAAACTCTGTGTGAATGGTAATCCTGGATCTGAGTATAGTAATGCAGACCCAATCATGTTCTTTGCGAACAACCAACTACATTATGGTGCGGATGATTCTGGTCTAGGCAAACTAAACACGATCAGAGATGGATATATTGGATATCTAGATCATGTAACTCTTAATCTTACTGGGGATACTTCGTTTAGAACTGCCAGTGAGGCTCTTGTTCCAACAACAACATCGGAACAAGAAATAGATACACCAACGTCCAAGACATCTCAATTCGTCGAGAACCTGAATAATGAACACCCAGAAGTGTATGCCTCTCTTAATGATGATAGAGAAGTATCTGGACTACAAATTGTTTATGGTGGTAGTGGATATGTTTCCAGTCCATTGATGACTATTGAGAAGCCAGATCTTGGTCAACAGGCAACTGCAGTTGCTATTATGACAAGTAGGACTGGTGTTTCCAATAAGGCTATTGATAGAGTTCTATTAATTAATCCAGGAACTGGATACACTACTCCTCCAAATATTACTTTTAGGGGAGGCAAACCAACATCAGTAGCTATTGCTACTGCTATAGTATCTACTGGTGTCCTAGGATCAGTCGGAATTGATACCGCTGGATTTGGATACAACTTTACCCCAACTGTAGGGATCACTTCCGTATTTGTTCCCCAGTCCAGTAATACCTCAGATCTAATTAAAAATGCACAGGCAGAATCAGTTGTAAGCACTGGATCCAGTATCGCTCAAATTAGATTCTCAAATGCAGGTGCGGGTTACACTGATATTTCCCCATTGGTAGATATCCAAGAAGTTATAAATCCATTCTTTGGTGATTTCCTAATTGGAGAATCTGTGAGAGGAGTTTCCAGTGGAACAAGCGCACTTGTTGCTTCTTGGGATTCTGGTAATAGAATATTAAAACTTGGCAATGCAACTGGAGATTTCCAGTACGGAGAAACTATTGTTGGTGCGGCAGCAAGTTATACTGTTGCTACTGCCAATTCTAATTTTGAAGGCAATGAGTTTGCTTCCAATGATGACATTGAATTTGAAGCAGACAGCATTATTGATTTCACAGAAATAAATCCCTTTGGGGAAGTCTAAATAATTAAAAATACTGTATCATGTTAACTTCTCATTTCTATCACGAAATTATTAGGAAAGTAATTATTTCCTTCGGAACCCTTTTTAATGGGATCGAAATAAAGCATCAAGATAAAAATGACAAGACGTTTAGTGTTATCAAGGTTCCAATTTCTTACGGACCAACTCAAAAGTTTTTAGCACGAATAGAACAAAGTAGGGATTTGAGATCTCCAGGTAAACCAGCTGGTGCGTTGACATTGCCGAGAATGTCATTTGAGATGATTGGAGTTCAGTATGATGCTAGTAGAAAAATTTCTACTATGCAAACTTTTAAGGCTGTTAATAAAGATACGAATAAATTGATCAAGGGATATATGCCTGTCCCATATAATATCAATATGCAATTGAGTATACTAACAAAACTCAATGAAGATGCTCTAGAAATATTAGAACAAATTTTACCTTATTTTCAACCATCGTTTAATTTGACAGTCAATCTCACTGATACTATTGGAGAGACTAGAGATATTCCAATCACATTGGAAGCAGTTCAGATGGATGATAATTATGAAGGAGACTTTTTGACAAGAAGAGCTTTAATTTATACTTTGAATTTTACTTGTAAAGCGTATCTTTATGGTCCCATCAATGCAACTACTGACGGACTCATCAAGAAAGTTCAAGTTGATTATATGCAAGGAACTGATAATCTCAAAACTCCAAATAGACAACTTAGGTATACTGCTGTTCCTATTGCTATTAAAGATTATGATAATGATGATACTGCCAGAACTGGAGAAGTATTTGATGATCGAGTAACGGCATTTACTGTCTCAGATGCAACTCCATTTGTTTCCAATAGCTACATTCAAATTGATGAAGAAGTTATGCGAATCAAGTCTAAGAGTGGACAACGGTTGCATGTAGAGAGAGGAGAATACGGAACGGTTGCTGTCCCTCATGACATTGATGTCCAGATCAATGCAATTACTATTCAAGATGATGCATATGTAGAAGCAAATCTAGATGAGGATGACTTTGGATTTGGTGAAACGAGAACTGAATATTTGGATGGACAAGTCTATAGTATCAGTCAGAGTAGAGATTCTGACCTATGAGTAAAAACTTCGATAGTATTGACGAGTCTTTAGATATTACTCCTTCGGAAGTATTACCTGAAGAAAAACCTGTCGTCAAAAAGAAACCTGTACGGGAAGAGAAGCCGGATATTGACCGAGACTATGAATATACTAGAGGTCATTTGTATTCCTTGATTGAGAAAGGACAGGAAGCAATTGATGGTATTCTTGAGTTATCACAAGAATCGGATTCACCTAGAGCTTATGAGGTTGCTGGACAGTTAATAAAGAATGTTGCGGATACCACAGATAAATTGATGGATCTTCAAAAGAAACTAAAGGATGTTAATGAGGAATCGAAAAAGAGTCCCACCAATGTCACGAATAACGCATTGTTTGTTGGAAGTACAGCAGATCTACAAAAGATGCTAAAGCAAGCATCCAAAGATAATCAATCTAAATAATCATATAGATGTCTCCGAAACATGAAATCTTTCCAAACATTTCTAGGTGAAGGTGCAGACCGAATTGCTATGTATGGAAATTACTATACTATCAATCTAGTCTTTAGAGGGTCAACTAGATCTCTTCAAATGTTCTTTCCCCAAAGAGGAAGACCTGTAAAGAAAGATGTTCAGTCTGAAGTGGATAAAGTATATCCTGGAGCAAAGGTAATTTATTTTTACCCTGCGGAGAAAGACCCTAGAGAACCCCTTTTTATGGTAAACCCCTGAATAAGTTATGTCTGATAATGGTGTATATCTTGGTAACCCAAATCTCAAGAAGTCCAATGTTGCTATTGAGTGGACTCAAGATCAAGTTAAAGAATACTTAAAGTGTAAGGAAGATCCTTTATATTTTGCAGTTAATTATGTGAAGATTATCAGTCTTGATGAAGGACTGGTTCCGTTTAAAATGTATGATTTTCAGGAAAAACTTGTAAAAAATTTCCATGAAAACAGATTCAACATTTGTAAGATGCCCCGACAGTCGGGAAAATCAACAACCGTCGTTTCATATCTCTTACATTATGCACTCTTCAACGATAGCGTTACTATTGGTATACTTGCAAACAAAGCTGCAACTGCCAGAGAACTCTTAGGAAGACTCCAAACTGCTTACGAGGCATTACCTCATTGGATGCAGCAGGGTATTGTTGCATGGAATAAAGGTTCCATGGAGTTGGAAAACAAATCAAAAATTCTTGCTGCATCGACATCTGCAAGTGCTGTTCGAGGCATGTCGTTCAACATCATTTTCCTTGATGAGTTTGCGTTCATTCCAAATCACATCGCAGAGGAGTTTTTCAGTTCGGTATATCCAACCATTTCATCTGGTAAATCCACAAAAGTAATTATCGTCTCTACCCCAAAGGGTATGAACCATTTTTATAGGTTATGGCATGACTCTGAACTTGGTAGAAATGAATATACGAATACAGAAGTTCATTGGTCAGAAGTTCCTGGTCGTGATGATGCTTGGAAAGAACAGACTATAAAAAATACCTCGGAGTCTCAGTTCCGAGTTGAGTTTGAATGTGAGTTCTTAGGATCTGTAGACACTCTGATAGCGCCTTCAAAATTGAAGTCGATGGTATACGACGAACCAATAAATACTGCAAAAAATGGTGGAGAGATATATTGCCATTCAATAGAGAATCATAATTATATTATGACGGTTGACGTTGCTAGAGGTGTAGAAAAAGATTATTCTGCTTTTATTGTATTTGATACAACAGAGTTTCCATATAAGGTTGTTGCGAAGTATAGAAATAATTCCATTAGACCAATGTTGTTCCCAAATGTTATTTGGGAATTTGCAAAAGCATATAATGATGCATACATTTTATGCGAAGTAAATGATATTGGAGATCAGATTGCAGCAACTCTTCAATACGATTTAGAATATCAAAATTTACTCATGTGTTCTATGCGAGGTAGAGCTGGGCAATTAGTTGGTCAAGGATTTTCTGGCAAAAAAACTCAGTTGGGTGTCAAAATGTCTAAGACAGTCAAGAAAATTGGATCACTAAACTTAAAGACAATGATCGAGTCTGATAAGTTATTGATAACAGATTATAATATTATTGCAGAACTTACGACATTCATTCAAAAAAATAATTCTTTTGAAGCTGAAGAGGGGTGTAACGATGACCTTGCTATGTGTTTGGTTATTTTTGCTTGGTTAGTCCAACAAGATTACTTCAAAGAAATGTCTGACGATGATATCAGAAAAAGAATTTACGATGATCAAAGAGATCAAATTGAACAGGATATGGCTCCCTTTGGATTTCTAAGTGACGGAATCCATGAAGAGACATCGTTTGTAGATTCTAGTGGCGATAGATGGCATACGGATGAGTATGGTGATATGTCACATATGTGGGACTATCGGTAATGGACACCAAAAGACAAGTCATAGATCTGATAAGGATCGTTATTTGCTTTCAATTAGTAATAGTTGGAGTAACTATCATGGGTTGTTTTTTGCCAGGTAAATCGTGTGACAGTGAGACGAAACAACATATCGCTAATATGATGACAGTTATAACAACATCCACCTTCGCACTGTATGCGGCAGAAAAATGATGAACTTAGATGATGAGTTTGTGTTGGGACATCTTCTTCTAAATGAAAGGAAATGTAGGTCTTGTGGAGAGATAAAAAATTTATTAACAGATTTTTATAGGACGAGAAGAAATAGAACCACTGCTTCTGCTTACTCTTACGAGTGTAAGGATTGCACTAAACAAAGAGTAATGAGATCTAGGATTACAGAACTAAAAGACACATCTACATACCCAGACTGGTAGGGAGTTCATGCATTGTTTCCCCACTTGAAAACGAGTAAATTCTAAATAATAACAGATAAAAAATGGACTTCTTAAAGAGGAACTAACAATGTCATTAAATTTAGTCTCCCCAGGCGTTAAGGTAAGAGAAGTTGACTTAACTATTGGACGTATTGATAATATTAATGATCAGGTGGGTGCCATTGCTGGTCCTTTTGAAAGAGGACCCGTAGATGTACCACTACTGATTGAAACTGAAAACGATCTTACACAAACGTTTGGTAAGCCACTATCTACTGATTCCCAGTATGAGTACTGGATGAGTGCTTCATCGTATCTTTCTTACGGTGGTATTCTAAGAGTCATTAGATCTGCCCACCCAGACCTATCTAACGCCAACGTTGCACTAGCAGGGGGATCCCTGGCAAACTTGCAGATTAATTCCTCTGAGGATTATACAAATAATCACTTAGAAGATATCAACTGGACATATGCATCGAGAAACCCAGGTTCTTGGGCAAATGATCTAAAAGTTTGCACGATCGATTCTGCTGCTGACCAAAGACTGGCAATAGGTACAGACGGTCTCAATGTAGGATATGCAATCACCGCTGGTTTCACAACATCAGTAGCATTGAGTAATGGTACTGTTGGAATCGAAACTGGATACCTTAAGGGTGTCATCACTTCAGTTAATACGAATTCGATTGACGTTAAAATTCTATCCCAACATAACGTCGTAACAGACAAATGGTCGGAAACTGATTACCAGGAAGGTAGTTCTACAAGGTCATTCCTTGGATACGATCCAGGACAGGAAGCATTCGCTAGTGGTATCAATACAGCTAACTTCAACAATAGAAACCTTTACAGAATATTTGATAACGTAGGTGATCAAGTTAGTATTGAAAGGACTAGATTCCAAGCAACTGTTGGTATTGGATCCACAATGATTGGATTTGGAGCTGACTTGGATAACACCAAGATTGCTTTTGGTGATAAAGTAAAGTCTATCAATGGAAACTACGAAGGAACAGTTATTGGATTCACTACAGAAGGTGATTCAACCACTGCAGTCATCATGGACGTTGCAGCTTCAGTTTCTTTCGCTAATACAGATTTCATTGTTAAGACAGGTATTGGTAGTGGACTTACACTAAGACAAGGAAATACTGCAGAAGACTGGTACAACACACAGACTCTTGGACTAGAAAACCAGACAATTTTCTGGAAGTCTCTTGCCGAGAAACCTTCAACATCTTCATATGCTTCAGAGAGAAGTTCTAGATTCGATGAAATGCATGTCGTTGTTGTTGACGATACTGGTAAAGTAACTGGAAGTGCAGGAAACATCGTAGAGAAATGGATCGGTCTTTCTAAGGCTTCCGATGCAAAGATTTCTCCAAGTGCAGATATCTTCTACAAAAACTATATTGCACAATATTCCCAAAATCTCTTTGTTGGTGCTGCCCAAACTGGCACATCACTTAAGTTCAGTATGTTGAGTGGTTATACTCTAGATGCAAGTGGAACATGGGGACAACTCTCACAAGGAGTAACATTTAACGGTGCTGGTGCTAAGACATTCTCTCTTGGAGGGGGTAATGATTACGGTGGTGTTGGAGTTTACAAGTGTAACCTCTCGGATGTTATTTCTTCGTATACTATCCTAGAAAATCCTGCGGAGTATTCTATTAATTATGTTATCCAGGGTCCCTCATCAGGTGATACTGTTTTTGAGGCACAAGCCAAGGCGAACAAATTGATTCAAATTGCAAATACTCGTAAAGACTGTATTGCATGTATATCTCCATACAAACCTGATGTTGTTGGAATTAGTGACTCGGATATACAGACAAATAATATTATCAACTTCTATGATAGTCTGTCTTCCAGTTCTTATGCTGTATTTGATTCTGGTTACAAGTATACATTTGATAGATTTAATAATGCTTTCAGATATGTTCCTTTGAATGGTGATACTGCTGGTCTCATGGCAAGAACTTCTATCAATTCTTTCCCATGGTTCTCTCCTGCAGGTTCACAAAGAGGTTCAATTAATAATGCTGTTAAACTGGCATACAATCCCTCACAGGCACAGAGAGATCTCCTATATCCCAAGAGAATTAACCCAGTGGTATTCTCTCCTGGTGCAGGAATGATTCTCTACGGTGATAAGACTGCTCTTAAAGAAGCATCTGCATTCGATAGAATTAACGTTCGTCGTCTGTTCCTCACTATTGAACAAACAATAGAGAGAGCTGCAAGAGCACAACTCTTCGAGTTCAATGACATTCTCACAAGAACTAACTTCTTGAATATTGTTGAACCATATCTTCGCGATGTTAAGGCGAAGAGGGGCATCGTTGATTTCGTTGTCATTTGTGATGACTCTAACAACACACCAGATGTTGTTGATTCCAATCAGTTTAAAGCTGATATCTTCGTAAAACCAAATAGATCAATCAACTTCATTGGTCTGACATTCGTCGCGACACGCTCGGGAGTCAGTTTTGATGAAGTAGTTGGTAATGTTTGATCCGTCTCACTAAATAACAGTATAAGGAGTTAATTAGCCATGCCCAGTTCAAAGTCATTTAACCCACCATTGGTAGGGAATAGGACTATTGAGGATTTCAAGGCTCGACTATCTGGAGGGGCAGCCCGCCCCAATTTGTTTGAGGTTGAACTTGCTTTCCCAAGCTACGTCGCAGTTCCTACAGAATCTGTTGCCAACTCTAGATTTCTAATCAAGGCTGCTCAATTACCAGCCTCGAATATTAACGTCATCGACGTTCCTTTCAGAGGAAGAAATCTTAAAGTTGCAGGTGACAGAACCTTTGATGTCTGGACTATTACAGTCATCAATGACATTTCATTCGATCTACGAAATGCATTCGAGCAGTGGATGAATGGCATCAATAAGCATGACAATGCTACTGGTGTTATTAATCCAACTCAATATCAAAAAGATGCAGTTGTGTATCAACTAGGAAGAAATACCAGAGGTTCTACTAGTAGTTTCCCAACCACTATTAAAGATGCAACATTGGGTGCTGGTGATAAGTATCCCGTTCTGAAAAAATATGTCTTCCACGGTTTGTTCCCAACAAACGTCAGTTCCATCGAACTATCTTACGACAACTCTGATACTATTGAAGAGTTTACTGTAGATATGCAAGTTCAGTGGTGGGATGCATATACTTCAGATAATGTTAACCTCTTTGGTACAGAAGAGGAGCCAATCCAATCAAGTGATTCTCAGACTGCTTAATTCTCATTGAATAAATACATTTGATGATGCCTCAAGTGAATCTAAATGGCTAGGTTGTTTGGTTTTAAAATTGAAAAGGAAGACGACACCTCAAAGAGTATCGTCTCCCCTGTTCCAAAGTCCGATGAGGATTCGTCGGACTTTTACGTTAGCAGTGGATTTTATGGTCAGTATGTAGATATTGAAGGCGTATATAAGTCCGAATATGATTTGATAAAAAGATATCGAGAAATGGCATTGCATCCTGAGGTGGATAGTGCCATTGAAGATATTATAAATGAGGCTATTGTCTCGGATCAGAACGATTCACCCGTTCAAATTGATCTGTCAAATCTTCCTGCTTCGGATAAACTTAAAGATCTTATAAGATCCGAATTTAAAAAAGTCAAGGAAGTCATGGACTTCGACAAGAAGTGTCATGAAATTTTGCGTAACTGGTATGTTGATGGAAGAATTTTCTATCATAAAGTAATTGACCTCAAAGCCCCAGAAGAAGGCATTCAAGAAGTCCGTTATATCGATCCCCTAAGAATTAAGTATGTTAGGAAGTTAAAGAAGAAAGATAACTTACAACAAACAGTAACAAAGATTCAAGATAATTCTAGTCCGACAAGTCCAGAGATTGAAGAGTATTATCTTTATGATCCAAATACTCAGTCAGCAAAAAATAATATAGGAGCTATCGGACAACCATTTAGTAA